CCATCATCAACCGTAATATCATTACCACTATTATATTCGCTTGAATTAACTCCGGGTAACAGTGTTGGACTACCTGCTCTTATATAGTCCACATCATTTGGTAAACTATAATTAAATGAACTTACTACTAACGGATGCTTATCAAATTGAAAATCACCCATACCGGATAGATAACACAGTGGGGGAGGTGTTCCGGGTTTAGGTATTTCATCTTGTCCATAAAACATTTTAGTAACCGACCTAAAGAAATGTATTACAGCTAATAAATAATTTGCCTCATCATTGTCTTGTGCAGTAAAATCACATGTAATATTAATTTGATCTATACTACTATTTTTATATTGAAATATTTTATAGTTACTGTGAGCAACTTCGGCAGGATCATAATGAGCGGCATATGTTACTTGAATCTGAGGTACATATGGGAATATTACACCATCTGTTTTTTGCAATGGTGTTAATATGCCTGGATTCTGTGCCTTATATAAATAACCTGCACTTGGTGCTAAACTTAATCTTACACGCCAATCACCTTGAGTTTTTGCATTCTCTGCGTCTTGGGTAATCTGTAGTCCCCTAGTCCTATCAACCGATCCTTGTAAACCCTGCATCCCGCCATACGCACCAATAATATCTTGTTCGGTACGTGGTGGAATACTGTCATACTCGGCTTGAACTTCTAATCTTGCTTTTTCAATTGCATCGTCTACATTAATAGTTGCCGGTTCTTTATTTTCAATATTTTGTGGTTCTTCATTAGCTGCTAAGAAGGCAGCGGTTGCAGCTTCATTTTGTGTATTAACTGCTGGTTTTGCGTTTTCAACCTTAGGTGGGGTTGGGCGCGGCGCCGGTTGAACTGCAGGTTTTGATGCGGCAGTTATCTGAGCCTCTATTGATGCAATATTTTTATTTAATACTATAACCTCTGCTTTTAATCTTGCAATAAAGGCAGCATTCATTTGATAATTAGGATTAACATTAGCCAGGCTCTGGAGTTTTATCCTCAACGATTCTCTGAGTGCTATTAAATCTGCGTTTAATACGGCTATATTAGCTGTTGACATGGTTTTATACCTTTACTAAATAGTATTTATCGCTATAAAATTTACCCTTTTTCTATATTAATGTTGCTTTTCAACAACAAAAGTGTTATAATACACACAACAACAAGGAAACTATGTCTCTACTACCCGCACCACGCAAACCAGTCAATTATTTGAATAATAAAGACATTCTAAAAGAAATACATGAGAGTAAAAACGCATACTGCTGTTTCACTAAACCAGAATATCATCGCTATGACTTTATCGTAGATATGCCCCAGGCTTCAATTGAGGATAGTCTAGCATATGCTTTTAAATCAGAAACTATTCAGCAAGCAAAAGAAACACGTGCATTACGTCTTAGTTTGGAACAAGGATCTAAAGATGCAGTTTCACCTGACTCAATAGCAATAACCGATTTAGTGTTTCGTATAATGACTTGGGATCATGTTCCGGTTGCACCAAAACAACCTCGCAAAACCGTTAAAAAGAAAACCGCAAAGGACATCTTTGAATTTGAAGAACCAGATCCAGATGAAATCTTTGCTGACTTAGAGGATACAACTACTAAAGCTGAAGTAGATGATATGGTTCATGTTAAAGTAAACTTCCCCCCATTCCAACACTACAAAATTGACGCAAATAATACATTCTATTGTGTAGGCAAAAGTCATTGGGAAGGTGATCTAGTAACAGGTTCTTTTAATAAAGAGCATGGTAAAATCACAAACAAACTCGCCCGTATGTATATTATGATGTGCGAAAAATATGCCATGAAATATAATTGGCGTGGGTATACCTATAATGATGAGATGCGTAACAGTGCTATCCTTCAACTAACGTATGTTGGCTTACGATTCAATGAGGCTAAATCAGCCAACCCATTCGCTTATTACACGGCTGCTATAACTAATAGTTTCTGTCGTGTATTGAATACCGAGAAACGTAATCAAAATATTCGTGATGATATATTAGAAATCAACGGCCTTAACCCAAGTTGGAGTCGTCAAGGTTCTGGGACAAGTAGTACAGTTTACGAAGAATAAACTAAGTTTTACTCCCTAAATGATAAATAAGTAAGATATTCATTTAGGGATAAAATATGTTTATATACAAAATCACGGTAATTCCACTTAATCAAATATATATTGGGTTAGATACCAAGCCAGAGTACAAAAAGTCTAGATGGCGTACTCACCTCAAAGAATCTATTATTAATCCAAAAGGAAAATTTCACATTGCACTACATCAATACGGTTCTGAAAATTGTATATATGAAGTATTAGAAAGAAATTTTACTTCAGTCTCACAACTTGCTTTAGCCGAAATAAAATATATCAACCAATTTAATTCTTATAAAAAAGGATTAAACAGCACTCCTGGCGGAGACGGACTGAATAATGATCTCACTATGTTTAATGATGATGAAGTGGCTCTTATACGAAATGCGTTGGGAGAAAAATGGAGAGAATTCAATAAGAAAAAATGGGCTGATACCACCGAAGACCAAAGAAAAGAAATGATTAAACATTGTCATACTGAGGAAGCCAATATTAATCGTGCAGAAACACTAAGAAACTATTATGATAATGTACCCGGTTCCAAAGAAAAACATAGTGCTGGTATTAAAGAATGGCAAAAAGAAAATCCAGAACTTGCAAAAAAATATAGAATACAAAATGGATTAAAAGGCGCAGAAAAAACTTCCAAGAAGGTTACCTTAATGCGTGATACCGGTGAGGTAGAAGTTTATAATAGTATTAGTGAGTTCCAACGACAAACAGGCCAATGGATGTGTACCATTAGAGAAAAATCAAAAAAAGGAGAATTTTACAATGGTTATAAAATTAAGGATATTGAATGAATCTATTTAAAAAAGCGGCAGTAATGACAGACCTGCACATTGGTTTAAAATCAAATAGTATAGTTCACAATGAGGACTGTTTAAATTTTGTTAAGTGGTTTATATCAAAGGCAAAAGATGAAGGGTGTGACACTGCAATCATATGCGGTGATTGGCATAATCATAGGGCAAGTATTAACATACATAGTCTCCATTACTCTATGCAATGTTTAGAATTATTAAATTCTAATTTTACTCAAGTGTTCTTTTTAACAGGGAATCATGATTTATACTATAGAGAAAAACGTGACATTCATAGTGTATTATGGGCAGGATATCTTCCAAATGTTCATGTTATTAATGATATTTTTACTGAAGGTGACGTGACTATTTGTCCATGGTTAGTAGGTGATGAGGCAAAACAAATTAAAAAATTAAAATCTAAATATATATTTGGACATTTTGAGCTTCCCAATTTTTACATGAATGCACAAATATTAATGCCTGATCATGGTGATATTAATATGGATTCTTTTTCAAATACAGATTTAGTATTCAGTGGTCATTTCCATAAACGTCAAAGCAAAAAGAATGTATGGTATATTGGTAACGCTTTCCCACATAACTATGCTGACGCAGGTGATGATGCACGTGGCATGATGATACTAGAATGGGGTGAAGAGCCTGTATTTCATAGTTGGCCTAGACAACCATTATATCGTGTATATAAACTAAGTGATGTACTAGAAAACCCTGAAGGCTTGCTATTGATTGACAGTCATGTTAGAGTTCATCTTGACATTGATATTAGTTATGAAGAAGCTAACTTTATAAGAGAAACACTAATCCCAGAACATAAGTTAAGAGAAATGGCATTGATTCCCATTAAAGCAGAACAAACAGAGATCGCTGGTTCAGATGGACTTAAGTTTGAATCAGTTGACCAAATCGTCATTGACCAAATCAATTCTATTGAATCAAATACTTTTGACAAAAAACTATTGTTGGACATTTACAATAACATATGATTAAATTAAAAAATATTACATTACGAAACTTTTTATCAATCGGACAAGTTACACAGGCTGTTAGTTTTGATAGACAAGACTTAACACTTATTCTAGGTGAGAACTTAGACCTAGGTGGTGATGGTGCTCGTAATGGTACAGGTAAGACTACTTTGATTCAGGGTCTTAGCTATGCATTGTTTGGTATACCAATCAATAGCATTCGTAAAGATAACTTAGTCAATCGTACTAATGGTAAAAATATGATGGTTACACTAGAGTTTAGTGTAGATGGTATTGACTATAAGATTGAACGTGGGCGTAAGCCAAACATTTTACGTTTCTATGTAAACAACGATTTACAAAAGAATACTGACGATGCACAGGGCGAGAACAAAGAAACACAACAAGCCATTGAACGAGTGATTCATATGAGTGCCGATATGTTCAAACATATCGTTGCATTGAATACTTACAGTGAACCGTTCTTAGCATTAAAAACGAATGACCAACGTGATATCATTGAACAATTGCTTGGTATTACTTTGTTAAGTGAAAAAGCTGAGGTCATTAAGAACATGATCCGTGATAGCAAAGATGGTATACAAGCAGAAGAATATCGTGTTAAGGGTATTGAAGAGGCCAACAAACGTGTAGCTGAACAGATTGAATCTTTGAAGCGTAGACAGAAATTATGGAAAGCAAAACATGATGAGGATCTTACTAAGTTAGTTACCGACTATGATGATCTATCAAAGATTGATATTGATGTTGAGTTGTTAGCACATAAGGATTTAGTAGTTTGGATTAAACAAAAAGAACAGCAAGATACATATAATGCATTAGTTGCTCGTTCCACTGCTTGGCAACAAAAACATGATACTGATGTTTCAATAGCGCATAAAGCCTACTTACTTAAAAATGAGTATGACATTGAAACCGAGCTTAAAGCATGGAGTGATTTAAAAAAGTGGCTGCACGATGATACTGAACAAAAAGCTATTGCTATAGCAATTGATACCCAAACCAAAAGTATTAATAAAGAAAAAAAATTAATTGAGAAATTGGTTCGGGAAGTTAAAGAACTTGAGGATCATAAGTGTTATGCTTGTGGACAAGACTTCCATGATGATAAACACTTAGAAGTTACCTTAGAAAAAACCACACTACTTGAAAATGCCCGTGCTGAATTAGTTGAACTTGAAAGTAAACTGTCAATTAATCAGTCATTGGTTATTAAATTGGGCCCTAAGCCTACTCCATCATACAAAACAGAAGCGGAAGCTATTCGTCACAGCGGTGATGTATCTAACTTAAAGAAAGTATGGGAAGACAAGAAACAAGAATCTAATCCATTTAGCGATCAACTTAGTGAATTGAATCCTGTTGTGTTGGGTCCTCAACCTATTACAATTTATGATACTGAAGCAGAAGCAATTGAACATCGTTCTACTGTTAATAGTTTATTGAATCAAATTACAAACAAAAACAATGAAACAGATCCATACAGTGAACAAGTAGTAGAGATGGAAAATAATGCACTACAGGCTATTGACTTTGAGAATATCAATAAACTAACAAGAACAATGGAACATCAAAAGTTCTTGTTAGATTTGTTAGTTAGTAAAGATAGTTTTGTCCGTAAAAAGATTATTGATCAAAACTTAAGTTACTTGAATGCACGATTAACGCATTACCTAGATAAGATTGGTCTACCTCATCAGGTTATCTTCCAGAATGATTTGCAGGTTGAGATTACAGAGTTGGGTCGTGAACTTGACTTTGATAATCTGTCACGTGGCGAACGTAACCGTTTAATCTTAGGCTTAAGTTTTGCGTTCAGAGATGTATGGGAGAGTTTATATCGCCCTATCAATACATTGTTTATTGATGAGTTAATTGATAGTGGGCTTGACACGATGGGTGTTGAGAACAGTATTGCTATTCTTAAAGACATGAGCCGACGTAGACAGAAAAGTATTTGGCTTGTAAGTCACCGTGAAGAACTAGCCGGGCGTGTGCCTAGTGTTCTTAAAGTGATTAAAGAAAATGGATTTACCTCATACTCTACTGCAGTGGACACAGAATAATTTCAAACATACACAGAGACAGATAAGTATTAACATGACATCACCGCAGAAAGCAAAAGGATCAGGATTTGAGAGAGAAGTTGCAAGATTTCTTTCTGACCTATACAGCGAAAGCTTTATAAGAGCACCTGGATCCGGAGCTTACATTGGTGGTAAAAATCAGCATAGAACAAGTATATTACATGAGGGACAAGTACGTTCTTTCAAAGGTGATATTGTACCCGGTCAAAGTTTCAGTAAAATGAACATTGAATGTAAGTTCTATGCAGATTTTCCCTTTCACTTACTACTTTCAGGTGACTGTAAAGTAATAAATACATGGATTGAACAATTAATGGATGTTGCCGAAGATGGTGATGTAAATTTATTGTTTATGAAGTTTAATAGAAAAGGGCGTTATGTTGCCGTGCAATGCGGCTCAACATGGATAACAGACAATTTTGTCTATTATTCGTCAAGCAAGTTTGGCGATTGGCTAATCGTTGAATTTGATGACTTTTTCAAACACAACAGTACATTATTAAAAACCTATTCGGCAACCCCAGACACCACGTCAAATCAAACTGTTATTAATATCCCAACAACATAATCAAATAAAAATTCGTTGTCTTGGCTGCAAGACCTCCTTGAAGATGCGTATAAGAACGCTGATGGATCTGGAGTAAGCATAGTTAGTGATAACTATGGAATACCGAGAGGGCAATCGACAAAGCGAACCCTCAACAAGCTCATCCCTACTTTATCTTTGCGGGGTGAGAAGTGCGTTGCTGAAGAATCAATTGAAAGATCATTGATAGCTTCACTACAGTCCCATAACTTTACAGAGCAACCGGTAGCGTTTAGTAGCAACAAATAGCTAATTAGACGGGGAAAAGATGACAAAGGATGACGGGCATGGCAAATACCCTTAACCATTGGTAGTGCTGAATAGCACTACCATGGCTTCAAAGCGGCAATATAGTCCATATATAATATAGAGTAAAAGACAATAGATAACCGTAAAAATTAAGAACGAACGAAGTGAGTTCTTAGATGAACGAAGTTCATCTTTACATAGATAACCCGATGTTGATAAATGAATAGTTACGGAA